ATTGTGGTTCCATCTCCAATGTCCTCCACACCTGACGCATTAGAAACGACAACGTGCATTGTTACCGTTCTAGTACCGCCAGTAGCACCATGAACCATGATCATGTCACCAACTACCAGTGTGTCTGAGAGATCGTTAAAATACCCTGCGGCATCAATAGCCGTATGAGCATCTGTAGATGTATACACATAAAGTGCGGGTAGGGTGCCGGCAAATGCCTGACCGCCTAGTGTTCCCCATCCTGATCTTGCAAAAGCCATGATTAACTCTCCCTACAGGTTACATCAACCAAACCGTTAGTGTCTATCACTAAGCCGTTAGCTGAAAACATTGATGTTACTAACCAAGATGTGCGGTTTGCGATATAGTTGATTTCCGTTTTTGGAGACATACCCATTGCCAAACCACAAGCTGACTTGTGCCATGCAAAGCAGGTTCTGTCGCTTGAGCCATCTATGTTGAGACCACCCTCATCACGGTCACCTACCATGTGGATAGTGAACCCGGCGAATTGCGAAATCTCACCTCTGGCAAGCCCCTGAAGTTGAATGAAGTCGCTTGATACTGCTCTTTCATCACCCAAGAGAGATGCCATAGAATTTGCATGAATAACCAAATGTCGATCCTGCATAGGTACGTTCTTGGCAGAAAGTGCCTTGCCCGCCGCTATAATTTTTCCAACATTTAAATCACTTGCAGAAGCTGATCCTGAAGTCACCACAGTGTTAGCCACCGTAGATCCGGCAGAAGCCGCAAGCATCGCATCGAGGATCACTTGGTCCTGTCTCCGTGCTATTGATTTGCCTAGCATTTCTGCTAGTTCAGATCGCTCGTCAAAGTTGACTTTTGCTTGGTTGAATATATCCGAATACTCACTTGCCGACCAGTCCTTGAGGGTCACGGAAGCCTGGCTGAAACTTGCTCCAACGGCGGTTACTTCAGCCCCAGGTGTACGCTCACTGGCTTGTGCGGCGGCGAGTTTCGGAAACTTTACTATAGAAGAACCAACCTCAGTTCTGGTACGAACTGTGCCGGCTAAAACGCTTTCACCCTGATACGCTTGCTTTACTTCAGCATCGAATAGGGTAAGGAAAGCTGTACTTACATTAGAAGCCATAGTTATTATTTCCCTTAACTATAAAAATTGAGTTATCTGGTTATGGGAAAAATCCCGCCAATCTTTTAAAATGGGCGGCTCTATGAGTTATCGCTTATTTCAGCATTACCACAACATCAGGTTGTAACGCAAGCTAAAAGTACCTTCTAGTATCCGTTACTGAATATTGTCGTAGAATTCCTTCTCTTTTTGTGCTCTCCACACCGGGTCATCCCGCCATCTGGGGTCTGACACATAGGACTGTAATTCTTCCTTTGTCTTGCGTTCTCCGTCCAATGATGGAATGGGTATTTCCTGTTCGCCCGATAGGTTGCGGAGTTTACGCATTAAGCGTGTTCCGTCTGCCGACCCACCCATTTTATCAAGGAGTTCAAACTCTCCTTTGTTTATTATTCCTTTATTAATTAAACCCTCTGCCCAGGTGATATTGGATTTTACCAAAGCCTCGGAATTCTTACCTAATAGCTGTCTTTGTTCTTTGATATATTCATTCTGATCCATAACTTTCTGATTTGCACCATCAATAAACTGTTGAGCTAACCCTTGAAAATCATCCTGAGAAAAGCCGTACCGTTTTGCCATATCCATGTAGTTATTTAGCATATCATCATCATTTGGGATATCTTCGCCCAAGAATTTAGTATCGTATTCTTTCGGGGCTTTGTGATCTCCTCGGCTAAATTTCTTTTCCAGTTCTGCGAAAGACTTGGCTAGTTTTTCCGTCTGGACACCGTTTTCAGGATCCCAGAATTTATCGGGGAGCCATTCGGGTTGCACAAACTCAACGTCATCCGGCTCATCACCCTGCGGTTCAGCATCTGCTTCAAGGTGCGGGTTTGGCTCAGTGGTTCCCTCTTCATTGCTTTCATTTTTACTTTCCTCTCCTACCAAAGCTCCCATTCCAATTTCCGGGGCAACTGCTTCAGCTTCCTGTGTTGCTTCTTCAGCCATTCTTACATCTCCTTAATCGAGTTAAAATTTCTCTGACAATTGAATTCTGACCTTCCCGTGAATACCCAAAAGACGGATCGTCTCCCGGATACCATGAGGGTTGATCAATGGTAACACTCTTTAAGTGTTCTAAAACCTTCTGACCGTCTGCCGTATTAAAGACATTGGCGTACAGAAAATCAGTTTGAGAAGGTTGTGTAAATTGAACTGTAGGTATCTCATCGTCATCCTCACTGAAGTTGATCGCTCGGATTACCTTCGCCTGTCTGTCCTCCATTCATTACTCCCTGTGCTTGTGCGGCTTGTTGTGCCTGTTGCATCATCATTTCTTGTATCTGCTGACGTTCCTCTGGCGTAGTTCTGATTTCTGCCGGGATTGCCAACTGATCAGCAATATAATCCAAGAGTGTCTCTTGTTTAATTACCATCTGACCCATTGGACCCATCTGCTGAGAAATCTGCACATACTGCATAATCTCACCGAGCTTCTCCATATTTTGAGCCATTGCTATGGGGGCAACGGGTACAACTTTAATCTGTAGTCCATTGACCGAGAGAGGGAGTTCTATCATGCCCATCTCATCCATAAGTTCTAATGTTCGTCTTACCACCGGGTACATAATCTCATTGATAAGTCTACCGAATGACGAGCCTAAGTTTTGGGATAACTGTTTCATTCGTTCCGCTATTTCGGTTGCTGATCGTGCCGACATCGTATCAGGCGGTAAGCTCTCATCCATCAGAATTGCTTTGATAGAAGTAATAAGATCTTGCGATGACATCTGTGAAAGTTGGGGGTCACCAGAGCGGGGAAGGGGTGTTAAGGAACTGCCCTGATTTCCCCCATTTCTAGCCACGGGTATGATCGCCCCCGGTACTAACTTAATTGAATTCGGATTGAGAACACCATCATCCATTGCGGTATAAACACCGGCTATAGAGAGTGAGGCATTCTTAAAAAAATATTCCTTGAGGGTGTTGAGTGATTTAATGTCATGCAATGCCGTGAGAACTGGACCTCTCCCGTATCGCTCACCGGCGGCTGTCATGTACCTCGCTACTATCCAAGGAAAAGAATTTAAACGTCTATAGACCAGTTCGTGATTACCGGCTTTGTCCATAACATGATAGTGATAAACTCCATCCTCTTTGTCGTAGCAAGTAATTTCCATAAGCTCGACTTTTTCATTTCCCTTACCGTCATAGGCTTGCTTCATTTCCTTTGGAATTTCCGCATCTGGAAACTCCCTATCAATATTATCAAAGGGTATCATATGTTTTCGGTAGACCTTATCCACCACCCCGTGTGGTCCATCTTCAAAGGCAATCAATGCCTGGGGAATAGCCGTAAATCGGATAGGTTGCAGTTCATCACCCGGCTGTATAAGCATACACCCCGTACCAATGCAAAGTTCTAAGAGGAGTTCCCCCATCGCCATGTCAAAATTAGACTGACGGAGAATATCAAACATCTTATCGGAATAGTCATCGAGGATCCGCTGTATTTCTACATGACGTTCTTCGGGTATTTCCTGACCGGGTACTAATCTGCACCACTGCCGTTGAATAGGGAAGATGCCGGCTTGTAGTCTATTGGCAAATTTTTGTGTAGAAGAAATGGCAGTCGAGTCGTAGACCCTGGACATCTTATCGCTTTTTGGGGCTGTCGTTTCGTAGTTGCCATCATAAAGATTTCGGTTTGGAAGGACATAACGGTAGGCATCTTCATAGATTGATCGCCACTCATCCTTGTGAGCCATAGCTTTTTCAAAGCGTTTTTTCAGAACGTCCTTAGAAAGTTTCAATAGTTTTTCCTATCAATTTTAATCTTTCCCCCCGTTTCCTTCGCTAGTTTTTTCGCTTGAGCTACTCCCGTTTTGCTGTACTTGAACTTTTTTTTCATCATTCCCTTTTTCGTTTTGTACTGCACTTCCGGCATTGGTCATCTCCATTTTTCTGGGGTTACGGATATATTTTTTCACGACAGTCCTTTTGGATTTCGTTTTGGTCCTAACTTGTTTTGCAGTGGCATATCAGGGTTTCCCAAGAGAGGATCTTCCCTTTCCTGAGAGACTAACGCCCGCATAGAGGATCCACTTAGGATGGCTCTTTGCTTTGCCGCTGTTTTCTTTTTTTCGGAGGCTTCTTGTTGCTTAACGATTTGTTCTTGCTTTTTGACACTTTCGTTGGCATCTGCCTCGGCTTTGACGCTTTCTTGTGACTTTTTCTTACCACCAAAGATAAAACCCATTTAAAAAATCCTCGCATATAATTGATAATTTGACCCATCATGTCCAAAATTTCTCATTTCACCTTCTTTCTTAAATACCATCATCTCAATCCACCGTATAGCGAGAAAGTTTTGCGAATTAACGTAGCACTGATATCGTCTGGCACGCAGAATTTTAGCAGTATATTCAAAGAATTTGAGGGAAGTGCGGTGCATTTTGAATTTATGCTCGTCCAGGTCAGAGGTAGGGATCAACCACGCCTCATAAACTCCTTCCCAGAAGGGAACTAAGCCAAACATAGCGTACACTTTGCCGTCTACCAGAGCCGTAAAACTGTATCCTTCCGGCAATCTCTCTACCAATGTCTGCCTATTTTTTGCTACCAGTGGGGCATCAAGTGGTCTGAGTGGAGCACCCAGTAGATGATCGGGTTGAAAGGCCACAATACGTCCACTTTTGCCGTCTAACGTGGAGATTTCTTCTATTTCTTCAGGCGAAAACATCCCAATCCACCCACGCATTAGCTTGTGTTCCAAAATTTGGAGATTTTCCTCTGGTCATTGTACGGTGTTCGCCACCTCCCAACAATAAATATCCCAATGCATCCGCAACGTGGGAGTGCATATTTTTGCTAGGAACATCCTTAAATCGCTCCTGTGTACCGATAGCTACCCTCTTAAAATGATACCCACCGGCTAGGGCTTTTCGCAGTCGATAACATTCACGATGTACCATAAATCCGGGCTTACCCTCTATCAATCGGGTCATGGGGAGTGCTCCGGCTTCTCTTCTGGTTTTGAATTCATTTGTTGCCGTTGGTCTGGCTAGTAATCCCTGAGATCGTAAGTGGTCATAGGCGGTGGTTTCGTAGATCTGATCTCTTTGTGAACCTGCCGGGTCACCCCAGATCATAACGTCATGCCCCGGAAAGTAGGTATCCAGATCCTGCTTGAGCATAGTCACAAACCGTTCTAGCCCCATGTCAAAGGTTACTAGTTCTCTGAGAATATGCCACCTGCCATTAGGTGCTCTCTGCCCAAAGACAGCCGCCGGAGTTAAACCAAAGTCTAGTCCTATTTGAATGGGAACATTATCAATCTTTTCCAGATCTGTGGACATGGAGTGGTCATCATACTCCGACCAGACAGATTTACCCTCCTGCACATAGGTGTATTTCCCCTCGGCATAACAACGGATCCAGTCAAGGTTTTTTCC